GCTGTCGTATCTGTTCCGGGCGAAGCGGTCAAGGGTGTACATGATAACAGCTTCAAACTGGTGCTTCTCACTGTCTTTAATCATCCGCTGGAACTCCGGGCGCTGGTCAGTCTTGCCGGATATGGCCCTGTCGCAGTATTCCCGGATTACGATGATTTTGTTCTTGTCGGCAAAGTCGTGACACTCCCGAAGCTGTCCCTCAATGGATTCCTCCCGCTGGTTATGGCTCGAATAGCGAGCATAGATTACCGCTTTCGTAGAATCACCTCCAACGCTCGTTTTCTACGGACAAGTTCTATAGGTACTACCTTAGACAGCCGTAGAAACTCCACTATCCCCCTCCAATTCTTTGCGATTCTCAAACTCATACACCATCGACATGAACTCGTGCTTGTTGCGCCGGGAGAGGGAGCGATAGATACGCAGAATGTCTTCTTCATCTTCGTCCTTGGGGATTGGCTGGCGCTCGTGTAGATCGTCCTCGTCCGAGAAGAAGTCCATCACGGAGCAACCAAGCTCTCTCGCAAGCAGAATCATAACGTCCTCTTTGGGGAGCGAACCTTCGTTCCACCTTGACACTTTGGACGTGGACAGCCCCAGCTTCTTTACGATTTGAGTTGGATAAGTGCCTTTTTCACGGCAAATTCGGTTGAAATTCTCCTTAAATGACATAAAAAGTCCCCCTTAAAAAATAATTCCGTTTTTGAGAAATTTCCTATTGACAAACCTCATAATAAGAATTATAATAAGAACACGGCTTCGGAAATGAGAATTGGCAATAAGGAACCCAGCCCCCTCAAAATGGCTTTTTCGAGGGAACTGCACTGGTTATTATGATTATGTGGCAATAAGAATGATAACTCAAATTCTATTATTTGTCAAGGCGAGATTCCGAAAAACGGAGCGGAAGGGAGGTGGAATTTTGTGAGCGATATTAAAGCGAGGATGGCGAGAGCGAGCGTGACCCAAGTTGACATGATTCTGGAACTGCAAAAGCGAGGTATTGCAGTACAGCCGCCCATGCTGTCCAGTATACTCCGTGGGGTCTACACCGCACCCAAGGCCAAGCGTATTCTCTCGGAGTGCGACAAAATTCTGTCGGAGCTTGAGCGTAGCGCTCACTGACGTGCAAGTGGCTGACCTCGCAAGGCCGCTGGTGGAAATCGTAACCAAGTTCTACGAAGACCCAGAAAACGAGAAAGGATTTCAGAAATGGCTACAGCAAAGAAAAGAATCAACCGCAGGAACATCGTAAAGGTCGAGGTAGCAATCCTGTTCACGTTCCTCGTTGGGGTTGGGTTTGCGCTTGGTAGATTCACCGCCCCGAAGACAGTTGAGACCGTGACAGAGATCGTGGAAGTTCCTTACTACACCCAGTCCCCTGACGAGCTTCCCGATGGCCCCCAGATTACCTACTATTCCGTTCCCCTCTCCCACAGCCTACAGGACTTCATCTATGAGGTGTGCGCTGACGAGGGAGTACCTATGTCGCTTGCGATAGCGATGATAGACCATGAGAGCGGGTTTAATCCCGAAGTTGTAAGCGAAACTGATGATTTCGGCCTAATGCAAGTCAACGAGGTTAATCATGACAGACTTGAGGAGCAGTACCGATGTGCCGATATGCTCAACTCTTATCAGAACGTATTTTGCGGCATTAAGATTATCGGCTCCTACATCGCCAAGTACGATGATTTGGGAAAAGCGCTCATGGCCTATAACATGGGGGATTACGGGGCAAGGAAAGCATGGAACAACGGTATCACCTCTACGGCCTACAGCGATAGCATTTTGGCCCTGATGAATCGCTACGAGCAGGAGGTTAGGGCTGATGGACAGTGAGCGCATATCTCCGACAAAACTCGAAGCCCTAATCAGTGTTGGGCTTGGGAAAGACCTCGCAAATCAGTACCACAGTCAGCTCGAACAGTTGTCTTCCTGTATCAGAGACTTGGTTCGGTACATAGACGATAGATCGCTGGCTGACGAAATGGAGGAGGTTATCAAAGAAAATGGCTTCTAACAGAAAGCTCGGAAACGAGTTTGAATCCGAGTTCTGTGAAATGCTCTACAGCCACGGGTACTGGACGCATAACATGACCCAGAATCAGGCTGGACAACCCGCAGATGTTATCGCCGTGAAAAACAAAAAGGCGTACCTGATTGATTGCAAGGTCTGTGCTAATGACCGATTCCAGTTCTCCCGGATGGAAAGCAATCAGCGTATGGCGATGAAGTTGTGGGAGGATTGCGGAAACGGTCAAGGATGGTTTGCCTTGCAGTTGAGCGATGGAAAGGTTTATATGTTCAACCTTCTCCTTATGCTCGCACTCGCCAAGAATCAGGCTTCTATTGGCAGAGACCTCATTGAGCATTTCGGAACTCCGCTTGAGAAGTGGATTGAGTATGAGAATATGCGTTTCTAATGCACTGACGGTAGAAGAACCAACACGGGAGATGGTTCAGTGGTGCAAAAAGAACCTCGTTATTTCCAACCCGGAATACACCAAGAAAGCCCGTATGCACTTTTGGCTCGGCAATACACCACAGACGTTGAGCCTATACGAACAGCGTGGAGACACACTGGTTCTCCCTTTTGGGACACTCCGAACGCTCCCCTCGGAAATCACGAACGATACCTACTTTACGAGCGATTTTTCAACCGCTGTTGAGGTTGACTACGGAGAAGATGTTCCGCTCTACGATTACCAGCAAGAAGCTGTCAACGCCATGTACAAGTGCAAGTACGGGATTCTTCAAAGCCCAGCAGGAAGCGGCAAGACCCAGATGGGTATTGCGCTGGTGAAGAAGTTCGGCAGAAGGGCGCTGTGGCTGACACACACCCTTGACCTTTTGAACCAGAGTAAAGCCCGTGCGGAGCGGTACATGAGCAAAAACCTAATAGGAACAATCACAGGCGGTAAGGTGAACATCGGAACAGGGATAACTTTCGCCACAGTTCAAACCATGAGCAAGCTCGATTTGGCCCAGTACAAGCATTTTTGGGATGTGGTTATCGTGGATGAATGTCATAGGTGTACCGGGACACCGAACGCCATGACGCAGTTCTCCAAGGTGCTTAACTCCCTGTCTGCAAGGCACAAGCTGGGGCTTTCCGCAACGGTACATCGCTCGGATGGGATGATTGCCGCAACCTATGCTCTCTTGGGTGAGATAGCGTACACAGTGCCGAAGGAAGCGGTCGAGAAAACGACCATGCGGGTGGGCATTTACCCGATTGGAACAGGGATAGGGATTAGCCGAAAGGCCCTCAACACCGATGGGACATTGAACTACGCAAAGCTCATTTCCTATCTGTGCGAGGATGATTCAAGGAACGACCTGATAGGCAGTTGCATAGCGAAAAATGCCGGGTATTCATCCCTGATTCTCTCCGATAGGTTAGAGCATTTGGAAGCCCTGATGAACTCCCTTCCGCAGAGCATGAGGAAACAGGCCGTGATGATAAACGGCAAGCTCACCACCAAAAAGGGTAAGGCGTTCCGGGAGCAAGCCATTGAGGACATGAGAACGGGGAAAAAGAAGTACCTGTTCGCAACCTACTCCCTTGCCAAAGAGGGCCTTGACATCCCTCGGCTTGAGCGACTTTACCTGACAACCCCGCAAAAGGATTATGCGGTAGTAGCCCAGAGCATTGGAAGAATCGCTCGAACCTTTGAGGGCAAACGTGACCCAGTGGCTTTTGACTTCGTGGACAACATCGAATTTACGGCGAGGGCTTACAAAAAGAGATGTGCAACCTACAAGAAAGAGGGTTGCTATTTCGTGGAGGGAGGTTAAAGCTGTTGAGATTGATAGTCTACGATTGCGAGGTCTTCAAAGAGGATTGGATAGTTGTCTTCAAAGACCACGAAACGGGGCAATACACTGTCGTTCATAACGACAACGAAGCTCTCAAAGCCTGTATCAGCGAGGACTGTATCTACATCGGGTTCAACTCCAAGCACTACGACCAGTTCATCATCAAGGCGATATGGCTGGGCTGTTCTCCGCAGGAGATTAAGGAACTCAACGATTTCATCATCGGCGGCGGACAGGGCTGGGATTACCCGCTCATGAAGCAGTATTACTTCTCGTTCAACAATGTAGACATCAAGGATGATATGCAAATGGGACTGTCCCTAAAGGCCATTGAAGGTCACTTGGGACTGTCGGTGCAAGAATCCACTGTTCCGTTCGACATTGACCGCCCCCTTACAGAAGACGAGATTGGCGAGACCGTGTTCTACTGCAAGCATGACGTTGACACCACCGATAAGGTCATGGAGCTTCGGAGGGACTACCTCAAATCCAAAATCAACATCGGGCGTTTGGCTGGGTTGAGCGATATTAAGGCCATGAGCATGACCAACGCAAAACTGACCGCCGCCATGCTGAACGCAAGCAAGCGCAAGCACAATGACGAGAGGGAATACCAGTACCCCGATAATTTGCGGAGGGAGTTCATACCGCAGAAGGTCTTTGATTTCTTCGACCTGATGTACAACCCGGAGCTTTCCGACAAAGAAGTTTTCAGCGGGAAGTTGGAGTTCTCCATCGGTGAATGTCCGGGCGTGGTTGGGTACGGCGGTATTCATGCGGCAATCCCGAACTACTTCTTTGAGCAAAACGGGACACGCAGAATCATCAACAAGGACGTGGCGAGCTATTACCCGCACCTCATGACGCTGTGTGGCTACACGTCCCGCAACATCCCCTCCCCGGAGACCTTTAGCAACGTGCTTGAGACCCGGATGAAAGCCAAAGCGAGCGGAGACAAGGCCACAGCAAATGCCCTCAAGCTGGTCGTGAATACCACCTACGGGGCCATGCTGAATCAGTACAACGACCTGTACGACCCGCTCATGGGGCGCTCCGTGTGTATCACTGGACAGCTTTTTCTCATGGAGCTTGCACAGCACCTTTACCGGGACATCCCCGATTTGAAGATTGTCCAGTTAAACACAGATGGCATTATGGTTGAATGTTCCGAGGAGCAGTTAAACGAGATAGACGAGATTTGCGATGAATGGCAAGCCCGGACAGGCTTTGAGCTTGAGACAGATTCCGTAGCTAAAATCGCACAGAAAGATGTGAACAACTACATCGAAGTGCAAGCTGACGGAACCCACAAGAGCAAGGGTGGGTATCTGGTGAGGGGCATAGCCCCGGCAGGAGCTTTCAACATCAACAATAACGCCTGTATCGTTGCAACCGCTCTCAAGGAATATTTCGTCAATGGTACACCCGTAGAGGAGACTATCGAACAGTGCGATGATATTTTCCAATTCCAGCTTATCGCAAAGGCGGGTATGAAATACCGAGAAGCCTATCACCTTGTCGATGGCAAGCAGGAAGCCGTACAAAAGGTAAACCGTGTCTATGCCACCAAGGATGAACGGTACGGTAAATTGTTCAAGGTCAAGGCCGAGGACGATTCAACCGCCAAAATCGAAATGCTCCCCGAACATTGTATCATCGACAATGACAACCAACTCACCATTGAAGACATCGACAAAGAGTTCTATGTCCAGATGGCGAAAAAGAGAATCAACGATTTTCTTGGCATTAAACCCGAAAAGAAAAAGTCAACAAGGAGGACTAAGAAAATGGCAACAGCGACCACCAAAAAGGAAACCACAGAGAACGTGTGGCAAAAGCTCCTCACGGCGAGGGCTAAGTTCCTCGAAGCGGACGTGCAGAAGACCGGGAAGAATATGCACCTGTCTTTCAAGTATTTCGAGCTGGAAGACATCGTTCCCACGGGAACCCGCATTTTCAAGGAGATTGGCCTTATCGGGCTGGTGAGCTTCACGGCGGACACGGCGCAAATGACCGTGGTGAACACCGACAACCCGGAGGAGACCATTTCCTTCTTCGCCCCATTCAACCAGATTTCTCCCATTATCAGCAATGCGGGGAAACAGGCCACCAACGAAATGCAAGCGCTGGGTTCGTCCATCACCTATATGCGCCGCTACCTGTGGATGATGGCGCTGGACGTGTGCGAGAGCGATGGAATTGACCCGAACATCGGTGCTGGTGAGGACGAGGAGGACGAGCCGCCCAAGCCCAAGAAACCCGCCACCGCCGAGCAGAGGGCCAGCACCAAGAAGGAGCTGACCAAGCCCGAGGGCAATGCGAGCGGCTTGCAGATTAAGCAGTTGAAGAACGTCCTCAAGAAGCTCAAGGACGCTGACCCCTCCAAGGAGGAGATGATTGCGAAGATCGCTGTGGAGACCGAGGGCTTCACCGTTATCTCCAAGAGCGATTGCGAAACCCTCCTGACGAAGATTTCCGAAATGCTGGAAGCGCTTGAGGAAGGGGATGAAGAATAATGGAATGGCTGGACAGCAAACAGCTCAAGATTGCCCCGCCGAAGCGCACCAAGAAAATCACGGGAACCCGGTTCGCTACGATTCTGGGTCTGAACCCGTGGTCTACCCCCTTCGAGATTTGGTGTGCGGTCACGAAGACCTTCGAGCTTCCATTCGAGGACACCATCTACACCATCGCTGGTAAGACCATTGAGCCGAAGCAGATTGCCTATATGAAGAAGTCCTATGCGATGGACAACCTTCGCACCCCCACGGACATCTTCGGCGAGGACTACTTCAACAAGACGTGGGGCGATTTCTACCACGACATCCCCATTCTCGGCGGTATGTGGGATAGTCTGCTGGTGGATGATAAGGAGAAGCCCGATACCGTTCTTGAGTTCAAGACCACCAAGCGGAGCGAGGATTGGGCCAACGGCGTTCCCGAATACTACGCCCTCCAAGCCGCCCTGTATGCCTACCTTCTGGGGGTGGACGATGTAATCATGGTTGCGTCCTTCCTCGAAGCCAAGGACTACGACCACCCGGAGAAGTTCAAGCCCTCCTCCAAGAACACCATCACGGTTGAGTTCAAGGTCAGCGAGAAGTACCCGGACTTCGCCGAGAAGGTGGAACAGGTCAAGGCGTGGTGGGAAGCCCATGTGGTGACGGGTATCTCCCCGGTGTATGACGAGAAGAAGGACGCAGAGATTTTGAAAGCTCTCCGCACCAACAGTCTCGCCCCGGACACCGACATTGACGCTTTGATTTCCGAAGCCGAAGGTCTCAAGGCCGAGGTGGATTCCGCTATGGCGGCGGTTGCCGACAAGGAAAAGCGGCTCAAGACCATCAATGACATTATCAAGGAACACGCTATCAAGCAGTTCCGGGATGGTGACAAGAAGGTGGAGGTCAAGGGCGGCAAGTACACTTGGGCTATCTCCCGCTCCACGGTCAAGAGCGTGGATAAGGAAGCGCTCAAGGCCGATGGTCTGCTTGCGAAGTACGAGAAGGAATCCACACAGTACCGTATGACGGTTAAGTAACAAGAAGGAGGACACTGACAATGGCAAGAATCCCCATGACGAGCGGATTTATGGTTATCCCGGAGGGAACCTACATCTTCCGCATTTACGATGTTTCCTATGACGAGGAGTTTGGCAAGATTGTCATTAAGCTCGTCACCGCCGATGGCATGACCCACACCGAGCGCTTCTCCATCAAGGACAGCAACGATGAACTCAACGAAAAGGCGCTCAATGCGTTCTCCTACTTCGCCAAGACCGCCATGAACGACTTCGAGTTGGAGGACATCGACCCGGAGGAGCTTATCGACCACTACATCGAAGCCGAGGTGGTACATTCCAAAGTCCCCTCCAACAAAGACCCCTCAAAGAGCCTGACGTTCGCCAATCTCGGCGATAAGGCCCCGGCTGATGGGTTCGACACGGAAGCCACCGAGAGGGCTATGACGATGGGCAGGAGCGAGGAGAAGCACAAGGCAAAGGGCAAGGCGAAGCCCAAGCAGACCGAGAAGCCCAAAAAGGCGGCTGAACCCAAGAAGGGTCTCGACCTTGACGCACTCCTTGGCGGATAAAGGGACGGAGGGTTTATCCCTCCTCCCTTGAGGGAGGTACTATGGCAGACAATGTAAATCATCCGTCTCATTACGAGACAGGCAAGTTCGAGTGCATAGATATTATGCTTGAGACCCAAGGCGTAGACGCTGTGAAGAACTTCTGTCAGTGCAACGCTTTCAAATATGTCTACAGGTCTCGGCGGAAGAACGGCCTTGAGGACATCAAAAAGGCAATCTGGTACTTGAACAAGCTGGTGGAATTGGAGGAAAAATCTCATGACGATTAACGAATATCAGAAAGAAGCCCTCCGCACCGCAAGCGGCATGAATAAGGACGTTCCGATGATTGTCAACGGCGTTCTCGGCCTGTGCGGTGAATCCGGGGAGTGCGCAGACCTGATGAAGAAGAACCTGTTCCAAGGCCATGAGCTGGACAAGGAACACTTCGCAAAGGAGCTTGGCGATGTGGCGTGGTATTTGGCGGTCAGCGCTCACGCTATCGGCTACGACCTCGAAACGGTCTTGCAGATGAACGTTGACAAGCTCCGGGAGAGATACCCCAACGGCTTTGAAGCCGATAGAAGTCTTCACAGAAAGGAAGGTGACGTGTAATGGAACGGCATGAGCGGATTGCCATGTTCAATGAGACCATGAAGGACGTGCCTATCAGCAACGAGTTCGCCGAGTTCTTGGTCATGAACGGGTTCTTCACGGCCCCGGCAAGCAAGACGTATCACGGAGCCTATGAAGGTGGCTTGTTCGACCACAGTTACAACGTCACTGACGCTCTGGTACGGCTCACCAAGGACTGTCGGTTGTCGTGGGGCAGACCCGAAAGCCCGTACATCATCGGTATGTTCCACGATCTCTGTAAGATTGAGAGCTACCAAAAGGACAAGGAAGACCCCACCCGGTATCAGAACAAAGACAAAAGCAACCAGCTCTACACCGGGCATGGCGAGAAGTCCGTGTTGCTCCTCGCCCCGTGGATTCAGTTGACCCCGGAGGAAATCGCCTGTATCAGATGGCACATGGGCGCTTTCGATGATAAGGAGAACTGGAACCATTACACCGCCGCTATCCACCAGTTCCCCTCTGTCCTGTGGGCGCACCATGCCGACATGATTGCGGCCCACATCTGGGAGGTAGCCCATGATTAAAATTGAGAACGTGGACATCTGGGGCTGGGAACACGCTATCCGTGGTATGCGGAACCCGATGAACAGTTGGGACAGAAGCGACACCACCTATGGCCTTGGCGAAGACCGCTACGCCGATATGGTGATTGGCCCCAATGACCTCGACCTGATGAAGCGATTGTCCAAGGCTGGCCCTCCCCACCGCAAGTTCCTCCGTCAGATTTTCGTGTCGGTGGACATCACCGCCCCGCTGTACTGGTGGAAGGAGTTCGACACCTACAAGGTGGGGACTACTGCCAACTCCTGTTCCACCATGCACAAAATCGCCGCCAAGCCCTTCTGTGTTGACGATTTCTCCCATGAACATTTGGATGGTGAGACTTTCCCTCTGTTCGCCGATGGGAATTTGGTTGACGGTGAAGGAAAGACAGGTGATTACAAGTGTTCCGCTTGGGACTTCCTTTCTATCACCTGTGATGTGCTGAATTTCTACCGCAACAAATTCCTTGAAACCGAGGACAAGAAGTGGTGGTGGCAGATGATTCAGCTCCTTCCCAGCTCCTACAACCAGCGCCGCACCGTGACCCTGACCTATGAAAACCTTCTCTCCATGCTGGAATACCGCAGGAACCATAAGCAGGACGAGTGGCGGGAGTTCTGCAAGTGGATTCTGACCCTCCCCTATCACGAGGTTTTGGAAATCGGTGTCTGCCACGAGTAGTCCGAGGAGGTGAGGTCGTGTACTTCAAGAGAGCTGGAAAGCGCATTTTCGGAGTGCAGTTTAACAAGGCCGAGCAGAAAGCTCTTGACGATGAAATCACTCGTCAGATTGTGGAGAACGATATGCGGTTCGACATGGACAAGGAAGCGTCCATCCTGTATATGCTCCACACCCAGTTCGGTTTTGGCCCGAAGCGCTTGAGAAAGGCTTGGGAGCTGTTCTACGCAGAGACCAAAAAGCTCCGTGAGCATTACGAGATGGAGCAGGAGGACGATGGTTGGCTCACCCGCCAAAAGCTCAAAGAGGAGACAGGCATTGACCTTGAGGAATGGTACAGAGAGGAGAGTATCAATGTACAAACTGAAAAGCAATAACGGGAGGGTGACGTTCCTTCTCAAGACAGGCAAGGACTTTGTGAAGAACAATATGTCCACCTCGGCGGCACAGCACGTTATCGACACGGGCGAGCTGGTGAAGTCCGATAAGCCCGAGTACCCCATCTGCGTAAGCGGCAAGTGGTACTTCGAGGGCGAGGAGGTCAAGCCTACTAAGCCGCCCGTTACGTCCACCGCCCCCAAGAGGAGGATGAAGAAGTGAGAAGCTACTATTCCGACTTCGTGACCCATTGCATGAAGTTCTACGTCCGCTACCCTGACCCTAAGTTCAAGAGCGAAGCGGAAAAGAAGAACTGGTACGCCTGTC